ATTCAGCACAGTGGGGAGCGTGTCGCACATCTGCTGGGTGTCATATCCGGCAAGGGCAAGATAGTTCAGTGCATCTCCGCACTGTGTGGCAGAAAACGACGTCTCTGCACCCATCTGCTTTGCCAGCGCGTCCAGCGTATCCATGGTGTTGACGCTCTGACCGTCCACCGTAGACATGGCATCCTTTGCGATGCCCATGGTCGCCTGCACCTGGGACATGGAGCTTTCAAAATCGCTGTAGCTGCTCAGTGCGGCCTTGCTGACAGCAGTGCCGGCAGTTGCTGCTGCTGCGGTATACGCCCCGAATGCCTTTACGCCGGTCTCCACGCCTTTTGCAACGCCGCTGCCTGCCGCCTTCGCCAGTTTGCTGAACTTTCCGGAGCTGGACTCCGCCTTGTCCCCGGACTTTTCGATGCTGTCTCCGGCTTTGGCTGCACTGGATTCCAGCTTTCGCAGATCCTGCTCCGTGGCAATGATCTCACGCTGCAGTCCGTCATACTGTTCCTGTGTGACTTTGCCGCTGCCCTTTTTCAGTTCCTCCTCGGCTTGCTGTGCGGCAAGCTTCATGGTTTTCAGCTTTTCCCGTGTGTCAGAGATTGCACCGGCAAGCAGCTTTTGCTTTTGTGCAAGCAGTTCCGTGTTTTTGGGGTCCAGCTTCAGCAAGCGGTCAACGTCTTTCAGCTGAGACTGGGTGTTTTTGATTTTGCCGTTGACACCCTGCAGTGCCTTTTGCAGACCGGTGGTATCGCCGCCGATCTCCACGGTCAGCCCCTTGATTCTGCTTGCCATTCTCTCCCCCCCTTAAAATTGATCGAAATCTTCCTGTGTCGCAGTGTACTGATACTTGAAATCATCGTTACCCTGCTCCGTGAACATATCCTCCACCAGCCCGATCGTCAGATACTGCAGGTCGTTGATGGAGATGCCGACCTGCACGCACCGCAGCAGAAACAGCGGCGTTGTCATTTCCCTGTCAATCGGGCGAGATCTTTTTTTGACTGCACCTGAGTCTCCATGTTTGCCGCCCACAGATCCAGCAGCTCCGGCAGCACCTCATAGATGGAGAACGTGGAAAAGCCGTCCAGCCACTCATCCGGCGTGTTGGGAACAGACGGGTCGGCGTGCTTTGCCATCACATAGGCGATGTTCTCGAAGATTTCCAGGTGATCCAGCACAATGGAAGATTCCGCAGTGCTGTTTTCTCCGGCATCCTCTTTTTCTCCGGTATCCTCCGAGGCTTTGATGTCTGCCTGCAGTGCCAGCAGATCCCGGAAAATGTCCCGGCGGAACCGGATGCGGTACATCCGGGGAACTGCCGCACTCGCCCGGAACTGCACCTCTTTTCCGTCAATGATGATCGACTTGGTAATTGCCATTGCTGTCCTCCTTATTCTCCGGCAGCTGTCATCTGCACAGAGCTTGACAGATCCGGCATATACGGCTGCTTGAACCAGTTTGCGTATACAGTGGCATCGGTCTTTTCACAGGACTTCGCCTTGACCAGACCGTTGACCAGAGAAGAGGCAGTCAGCGACAGGGATTCTGTCTTGACTTCCTTGGATTCCTCCACCGTGCTGGATTCCGTGTTGGGACGAGATACGGCACAGCGGTGGAACACATGGCGGATCTTGTTCTTGTCTCCGGTAAACTCGAAGAACAGTGCAAACTCCGAGGTCTCCGCATCGGCGGATTCCACCAGAACGCCCTTTGCGTCCAGCTTTTCGCCCAGGATCTCTGTTGCAAATTCCGTAGTGACCAAAGCAATCTCCAGATCGCCCTCATAGCCGGAGTTGTTGGACAGCACATAGTAGACCATGTCATCCGCATAGAAGTTTTCGTTTTCACCGTTGGCATCCAGCGACAGGTTTACTGCACCGGGCAGTCTCTTGACGGTGTCGTAGATCGGCATCTCGTCCTCGTCATAGCCTGTGATCTTCGCCCAGTGTACGTTTTTCAAGCCAAACTTGACTTTGTTTTTTTCCATAGCCATAAATATACAAGCCTCCTGCTGCAATTATCGGATTCTCATACTTCCATCTCGTAAATCACTTCATACAGTCTTTCCGATTCGATATAAGATTCCGTTTTCGTGTAATAGATCTCGTGCCGGGTCAGCACTTCCTCCACCCGTTCTTCCAGTTCCGGCTGCTTTCGGTCTGTGTACAACTCCACGTCCAGCTGTTTGAAACTGAAATACGCCACATCATCCGCTGAAAACGTCTCCTCTCCGGGAGAGAGAAACAACAGAAACGGCGGCGGCGGACTTTCACCCTCTGCGAAATGATGATAGGCGAACGGCAAGCCGATCTCCTGCACCATCGCTGCAATTTCTTCGTAAGTCATGACATCGCCTTTCGGATCAGTTCTTCCAGCATCTCTTCTCCGTGATCTTCTGCCAGTGCAATATGAGGACGTGCCGCCACACGACCGCCGCCACGCTTGGCGTGTCCTTTTTCCAGAAGGTGTGCGATCTGATAGCGGCTTTTGGAATGCACAGTCATCTCAATGGAATGGCTGCTTTCGCCAGTCTTTTTCACTGCCCAGCTTTTCGCATACTCGCCGGTGCGTTTCGGTGCATTTGCGGCGATCTCTTTTTTCACCTGTGTGGCAGTTTTCCGGACTGCCTTTTTCATTTCCGCATCCGCCAGCTCCACATACTCCTCCAGCCCGTTCATCACCGCCGCTGCCAGATCGTCAATATCCACATTGCTCATCACATTCCACCAGCCTTTCCTGCTGCGACACCGCCGTGATCTGCACCAGATCGCCGCTGGTGTAGTACGGCATCACACCGGTAATGTTGTAGACCTTGCCGCCGAACAGGATCCGGTGGCGGTTGCTGCACAGTACCGCTGTCGTGGCACTTTTCAGCACGATTGCTTTCATCGTCTGCCGCATGGACGTAACACCCGCCTCTGTTCCCTCCGTGGATGCAGTCATTGTCACGTTTGCCCACAGCTCCAAAAAATCCGTCCATGCACTGGTGTGGTTGCCGATGCCGTCTATCGCCGTTTCATTGCGCTGTATGGTAATGCGCTGATTGCGTTCAGCAATAGATACTGCCATATCAGATCACTCCCTCCCGCTGCGCAAAGAGCATTGCCCGCAGCGTCAGCAACAGGCTGTTGTGGTTTGCCTCCTCACGATGCGTATACAGGTAGGCGACAGCGTACAGCGTTGCGGTGTGGCAGGCTTCCTCCTGCTCGTACCGCTCCGCTGTCACTCTCCCAACATCCATCACCATCTGCGATGCAGTCAGCATCAGGGACTCGATCAGGGCATCATCTTCGCTATGCTCCACACGGAGATAGTTCTTTGCTTCTTCCAGCGTCACCATACAGAGCACCTCCGTTGCTTACTTCACTGCCAGCAGCTTTACTGCCTCCGGCAGGATCAGCTTGCCGTCCAAACGCTTGGATGCAAGGAATCCCACCTGTCCGGTCATGGAGAACAACTCGTCCAGACGCTTGAAAGTCACGCCCTGCCGGTCGCCGATCCAGTAGTAACGGAAATCGCCGAAAGCAATGCCAGTCTTGCCGGATGCCAGAGCCGGAATGTAGCTGGAAGTCACATACGGGCGGTTCATGATCATGTCCGGCACGCCGGCAACCACAGACGGCTGCCAGATGTACTGACCGGTCGTATCCTTGACCTTGCGCAGCGCCTTGATGGTAGCGTCATTCATTGCCCATGTGGCACTCTTGCGGTACGGAGATTTCAGGCTGTAATACAGTTCCAGCATGTCGTCAAATGTGATCGTGGCAGATGCAGCAGTCACACCGGTGCCTGCACCGCCGGTGGCGTCAAAAATACCGGTGGGCTTGCTCTTGCCGTCGCCAACCCAGAACGCCTCTTCCTCCTTTGCACCCAGCCGTCTGCCGAACTCCTTGGAGATGTATGCTTCCAGATCAAAAGCAGAGTCGTGCAGCAGTTCTGTGGAAATCTTCAGCGCCGTACCCAGTTTGTATGCACCCAGAGACTTCTGACCAAAGGTGTCATCGGACAACGGGAAAGTGCCCTCTTCATCGATCCACGATGCTTCGCCCTTGTCGCTGACAATGGGAATCTTCCGGTCGCCGGATGCGGTGGTGATCACAGTCGCCAGCGTTCGGAACACGTTCTCCTCTTCCAGCGCCTCGATCAGCTGACGCTCGTGAGGTAGCAGTGTGCCGCCTTATCATCTTTCGATGACAGGTTTGCACAAAGCCCCTCCCAAACCGTGCTTACACCTCTCGATGTACACGGCTTTCCATTCATTATTGACATGTCATTTATTTTGTTCCCTGTGAATCTTTTTGAAGCATTTCGGGCAAACAATCAACGTTTTACGTCTCATGTGAAGCATTTTCTTGCCCCATTCCGTAGTGCTTTTCAGATTCTTCATTTTACCTGCATGATAAATACAGCAGGAATCACTATTATCACCACACAGCTCACATACCCCTGCACTTAGCCGTACATATTGCGACAGCTTTTTCGTGTCAAAGGATTTGTATTGCCATGGGTCTTTATCGGACATCAATTTACCGGCTTTGCAGTCAGCTAACGAGACGAGTTTTGCATAATTGATACCACCTTTGGTTTCATAGGGAATAGCCCATTTACCGTCATGACGATACTTTTGGATAATTTTTCTCGTTGTGCTGTTGCTTTTGCTTGCAAGCGTCTTTAGACAGCTAT